CCTTTCGTTTTCTTCTTTTGAACTTTTGGTTCAACTGTTTGCTTCTTTGGTTTGATCTCGATGATCATTTTCTTGATTTCACCGCTGCTCTCTCTGACCTTAATATAAAAGTCTGGAAAATACCTGTGAATTTTATTATCGATTGGTGAACGATAAGGAAGGGCAAGTTCTTCACTCCCCCATTCAAGAATGTTTGGGTTTGTGTCACAATATACCATAAACTTACGTTCCCAGAGAGAACGATAGATTATGTTTGTTGGATCACCCTTGTATTTTTTTGGATATGATGGTTGGTATTTTCCCTTATATGACATCTAAATACTTAATAATGTAGGCTCCATTAGAGATATTTAGATGGCATCGTCCCCAAGAGAAAGAGCAGCAGAAATTCAAAATCGGATTAGAGGACAATCCAATTCATCAAGTGGAGCATCTGGTACTAGTGGTGAAACATATGCTTCTACTATAGAAGAAGCACCTCAATCTATATCAGATTATGATCCAAAGGATGTTAGTTATGCTAATTTTGATAGTTCTCAAATTAGAGATTTAATTGGTAATCTATCAATTACAAATTTATACCAGGTAAATTTTTCAGCAATTACTAATAAACTGAAAGAACATTTGGGTAGATATACTGGATCTACAATTGATATTGGTTGGATTTCTAGAAGTGCTGGTTTATTATGTACGGAAGCAAGTTTACCGACGAGTAGTTTTGCCACAGCAGAAGTAAAAGATAATTTTATTGGAGTAACTCAAGAATTTGCTCACACTAGATTATATACTGATTTGGACTTAACTTTTTATGTTGATGCTGACTATAATATAATTCAATTTTTTGAGGGGTGGATGGATTATATTTCTGGTGCCAGTGAGGAAGCAGCATCTAAAGGAAGTAGAAATCATTATAGAAGATTTGCTTATCCAAATGATTATAAAATCGACACCCTACATATTTTAAAATTTGATAAAAACAATCTAACTTGGGGCGAAACAGCTTCTAGAGCATTTACTAGATTGGGAAATAATTATGTTTTACAATATGATTTCATAAATGCTTTTCCAAAATCAATTACGACTATACCTATTAGTTATGGACCAGCAGAAATTATGAAAGTAAGTGTTTCTTTTAATTATGATAGATATATTCAAAAGAGAGTGAGAAAGAGTCCTGGTTTATCTTCTGAAGCAAGGAATGAACAAAATAGAGTAGAAGCGGCTATCAGGAGAACAGGTTCTTCTGGTCAAATATCAGCTCAAGAACAACTTAATGCTGAAGATGCTGCTAGGGCAATTCAAACATCAACAACTATCAATCCAACAATCCGTCGTCAAGGGACAGATGCCTTTAGGGGTAGGAGATAAATAATCACAACTGAAGTTCTATAGGTTATTATGCCTTTACCAAAGATTAGTACACCAACATATGAGTTGGAATTGCCTTCTACTGGAAAGAAAATTAAGTATCGCCCCTTTCTGGTAAGAGAAGAAAAAATCCTCATCATGGCATTAGAGTCTGAAGATATGAAGCAGATTACTAATGCGATTGTTCAAATTCTTTCAGATTGTATTCTGACTAAAACAGTTAAAATACAAGAACTTTCAACATTTGATATCGAATACTTATTTTTGAATGTTCGTGCCAAGTCTGTTGGAGAAACCGTGGAGGTCAATATTACTTGTCCAGATGATGGAGAAACAACAGTTCAAGTAGAAATTGATATTGACTCAATTAAAGTTCAAAAGAATAAAGACCATAAGAATACCATTAAGTTGGATGATAATCTTTCAATGAAGTTAAGATATCCTTCATTGGAACAGTTTGTTGAAAACAACTTTGAAGTAAACGAAACTGAAAGTGAAGTTAGTAGATCATTGAGTATGATTACTTCTTGTATTGATATGATTTATGATGAAGAAGAGTCTTGGAGTGCTTCTGATGTCAGCAAAAAAGAATTAGAAGAATTTCTTGATCAGTTGAATACAAAACAGTTTAAAGAAATCGAAGTATTCTTCACAACGATGCCAAAGTTGTCTCATACAGTGAAAGTTAAAAACCCGAATACAAATGTTGAAAGTGAAGTTGTTCTGGAGGGACTCGCAAGTTTTTTCAGTTGAGTATGGCTCATACTAACCTTGAGTCATACTACAAGATTAATTTTGCCTTAGTTCAACACCATAAATATTCTTTGACTGAATTAGAAAATATGATCCCCTGGGAAAGGGAAATTTACATATCATTACTTCAACAGCATATAGAAGAAGAAAATCTAAAGGCACAGCAACAACGTGGACATTAACCAGGTTTATAGAGCACCATCAATACCGAAGTTGAGCAAGAAGAACATATCTTCTTCGGTTCTTCGTGGTGCTTCTGCGGTTTCTTCTTCAACATCATTAAAACCGAAACTAAGAAGCAGCATTTTCAGTTTTAGAAAACCAAAAACTGATGTAGCAGAAAATATAACAGCAGAGCAACAGCAACCACAAAAACCAGCATCAGTTCTTGATGCCCTTGATGAAACAAATAGAATTTTAGTAGAAATACAAAATCAATTAGCACTAGATTTCGCAATGAGAATTGCGGAAGAAAAAGAAACAACAAAGAAAATAAGAGCAACAGAGTCTAAGAAAAGATTTTTAGATAAAGAAAGTGCTCTAGAAAAAGCGAAAAATGTTGGAAGTGTATTTAAGTCACAAGTTGATAAAGTTTTAGCGCCAACAAAAAGCATATTCCAAAAAATTATTGAGTTCTTTAAAGTAATTCTTACAGGAATTGTTCTCAACCAGGCTTTTAAATGGTTAGAAAATAAAGAGAATAGAGAAAAACTTGGTAAGTTTTTTGGATTTTTGGCAGAACATTGGAAGTGGATTGCTGCCACTTTAGGAACTGTAGTATTGGTTGATATTATCAGTAAAGTTGTTCTGGCAGTGAAAGGTATAATGGCAGCATTTGCTTTACTTACAACTCCTATTGGACTTGGTATTCTTGCTGGCATTGGAATTGCTATTGCTGCTAAAAAGTTAAGAGAAATACAAGATGCTAAGAGAAAAGAAGAGCAAGATGCTTATGTAAAGGCAATAACGGGGACCAACTATGAAACTAGTGTCTCTGGAAAACCAACACAGATTGTTCCATACGATCCTCAAAGATATAAAGGAGCATCTATTTTTGATCTAGTAAAAAGAGGGTTAAGTTCATCTGCCGGATTTTCAAAAGGCGGAGAAGTTTTCTCTAATACCTTTAAATTTTCTTCTGGTGGTACTGTTCCTGGAAGAGGGTCTGGAACAGTTGATACGGTCCCAGCAATGCTTGCCCCTGGAGAGTATGTTGTTAAAACTTTCGCCACTAGATTGTTTAGACCATTTTTGAGTGATATTAATGAAAATGCTGGAAGATTGTTTGATCAGTTTAGACAAGCTATCATTGGTCTTTCTAATTTAGTATTTGTTCAAAGTGAAAATGCCAAGATATTCAAACAATTATTGAAAGAATTCAATGATGTTCTTGAACAAGAATTGAAGAAGAAAAGACTAGGTCAAGGCGGTCAAGGTGGAGGACTGGATACTAGAACATATACACCACTAAAAGAAAGAGGTGATGTGAATACACCTGTGATGTCAAATGTAAATATGTCTTTTGAAACTACATCATCCAAAAATCTTTTATCTGGCTCTGCTGGCGTGATGAAAAAGCCAAAGGTTTTAAGAGAAAAAACCTATAGTGCCATTTCACAATCCTCAAGACCATCTCCAAAAACAAATTTTGTTTCGATGAGTCTTCCCCCACAGAGATCTAAATTACCAGAAATACCAGTTCCAACTCCAAAAGCAACAGATGTTCCATTAATATCTTCCGTTAATATGTCAGATCCTTATAGAAGGATAACACCATCAATGTATGGGATACACGTGTAAGACATGGAAGAAAATCAGATAAAAAAATTAAAATTAAATGTAACGAACATTAGAAGTGTTCTTATCAGTTCAAATAAAGAACTGAAGAAACTTAAG